ATCCGGGCATACTGTGTTCAACCTTCCTGGTAGACATTCCAACACTCAAAGCCTGGTTTGAATGACATTCAAGGTTCTGACCAAGAGTGAAAACCATGTTGCATGAGGTGAGGTTATCCCATCCAATGGATAGGCCATCAGTGCTCCCCATCTTGTTACCGTAGCCAATAATTGTTCCCAGCGCTTCGGTGCCACCGGAGGTATTTCCATATCCAAGGCTGACAATAGAATCCCCCTGGGCATACGGATTGTAGACATACTCCATCTCACCCGTGAGCGGATCTTGCACTATCCGGCCATGCTTCTGGGAGAAGCAGGAGAGGGGGATAATGGCCAGTAGGATTGATAAAATGTGCTTTTTCATCGCCTCCTCCTTCGTTTCAGTGACAGGATGGCCATCAGTGGCCAGAACCAGTTCAGCTTCTCCCATCCACCACGTGCTGCCTCCACGGAGATGTATGTCTCACCGGCGGAGGTGTCGATAAACATATCACCGATCTTATCCGGAGTGTTGTAATTGGAGGTATCGCCGGCTGCCTGGTGTATCGTGGGAACGTATGTGCAGATCACGGAGTCGGCGGTAAGCGTGCCGGTCAGGGTGGCATCCCCATCATAGTCGACTGTAAACACATCGGTTAGGGTGTTATCCACCCATTTTTTTGCTTTCAAAAAGTATGCGTCCCCGGAAAGGTGTTCATTGATCTGCAGGGCCGTGAGGGTATCAAGGTCCGGCCCCCCGATGGAGACCCCGCCGATATCCGCCACATAGGATTCACCAGCCTCATATCCGCTCTGGACATATAAAACGGGCTCTGTGGCAAAGTATCCCATACCGATGGATCCATACTTTGAATTGACCAGGCGGTTCACAGCGGTCACACCCTGCCCGATTGTTACGGTGTAGGTGGTATCGGCCTCCAGGTTTGTGCCGAACAGGATGTTATTGGCCCTGGTGGTTTGGTTGTAGTATCCGATGGCCATGGATCGGTCGGTATTGATCACATTGCCATGGCCAACCGCTCCATTGAGAGTATCAGATGAGACTGTGTTATTGGTCCCATAATTGATGGTCGAATCATTCACCGCATTGACCTGGGAGATGTAATCCAGGTCCCCGGTGATAGGGTTCCAGAGATAATACGTGGTATCATTCTGGCCGTAGGCCTGCAGGAGGATTCCAAACAGGCCAATGAAAAACAGTAGCCTCCTCATAATCTATTGCGTTACAATTGTTTTTGAGGTGACCACCGTGCCGGTGTACCCATAATCTATGGAGTATTGCAGCTGTGATCCATAGTAGTATTTCACGGAATCAAGATTCCCCCCGTCGTAAACATATACTTCCCTGTATGCCCTAAAAGCTATCGCCGCCAGGTATTCACGTAACGTGCTGGTAGAGGCATACCCGAAGTCATCCGGATCCAGGTGTATGATGCGTGTGACGCGGTCCGATCGCCACTGGTGTGATGTCATTATGAAGACCTCACCTCCATTTGGTTTGACGAGAACAATGTTGTCTTTGCCCACGGAAACGGTATCTCCGGAAGGATAGTTTACAGTGAAATACGGCCCATTATCTACAATGGTACCGGTTTGGGCTTTGGCTCCGATTAGGATGGCGCTCAATCCAAAAATGAGCAATAGTTTTTTCATGATGCGTTTGTTTTAAAATATATTTGAAAAAAAGCCATCACAGGGTCCATTTCAGGACCCCACAATGGCCGTTATCTGGGATAAGAAAAACCCTTAGTGAAAGGAATAATCATGGGCGCCTATGCATCATTTATGATGTCACCGGTCAGCATCCATTCATCAGTGTCGATCTTTATCAGTTCACCTGTGCCGTAATTGCGCACGGCTGGGGCCGTTTCCCAATGATTAATAGTTACGCCAGACCCCTCATTTATATTGCAATTTCCCGTTGACCCAATCTTTGAAATGCGGATTCGCGTTCCTATCGGGAATGCAACACTTGAGTTTGGCGGAACTGTTATGGCAGAACCGCCATCAATCTCTGAAATGACCATTTCTTGCGCATCACCAAGCACTAATGTATAGGTAGAGCCCGTTTCGACCTTCATGGTATCATAAAGAGGGATCCCGTTTAGCCTGCTCCACTCTGAACCATCATGATAATATAAAGCACTATCGGCCGTGCTTACCGAAAGCCTTCCAGGATCACCTGAAAATGCGGGTAATGATGATAGTCCCACAATCCGCAAAACTTCGTAAACTGTTGTTTCCTTTTCTCCGTGGGTGGTTTGCGATGATTGCCTCACCGAAAATATAGACCCTTCCGCACTGGTTTTAAAGTCCGGGCCCGTCATGTCAAGCCAATATACAGGACCATATAACTCAGACCTTTCGTCATCATAGTCAATCAATAATCCGCTATTTCCAGAATACCCACCCCGCAATTCAAATTTACCTGTTCCGATCGGTATATAGTTAAGTGAATTAATGGTGTCGGCTGATATTGATGTCCAAGATGAATCAGCAACCGTTCCACCACTTGCGGCCAATTCTGCCAGGGTTTTAGTGCCGGTAACGGCATCCGTGAAAAACAAATTGTTCGATCCGTCTTTACCCATTAACGTACTTACATCGCTTACATATAACGTATCTAAATAACCATGATGCCAAAACCTTGAGCCAGACCCTAAACTATACGATTTGTTGATAAGCGGTGAAAACGTTGTATTGGATGATAACAGACCGGATGAAAACGTTAATCGGTTCGTGCTGTTAACGGTAACGACCATTGATGTTGTTGTGCCGTAAATTTGTGTTGCAGAGCTTCCGAACTTTATAAAATCGCCAGAGCCTAACAAAATATTATCACCCGCTGTTGTTGGTGATAAATCTGTTCCCGTCCGCGTCCACAGAGTAGAACTGGGCGGGGTAGCCCAAGAGGTGTTAGACCCATCAGTTGTGAGAAATTTTCCGGAATGAGTGGCTTGAGAAGGCAATACATCCGTCTCATCAACCGAGTGGGGGTTATTCGTGAGGGAAACATGAGCATAGGCGGTATTGTAATTGGCATGATTATAAGTAGACTCATGAGTCGAAATAAGCCCCGATGCTGTTCCGGTTGCATCATACAGCCCGCTATGGTCTCCCCAGCCGTAAGCCGTGTTCCAATTGGTTGAGTTATCTGTAATTGATGCGCCCCAGGCGGATCCGGTTGAGACGGGGATGCCCGCTCCGGGATATACCATGCCCCCACCGGGGGGTGCCGCCCAGGATCCATCAGCGCGAAGGTAATTTGTAGTCCCGCCCCCGGAGGCTGGCGCAAGACCAGCGGCAGATGAAGAGAAATTCGATATGCTCAGAGCATGTGTGTGGCTATTGGCGGAGAGTCCATTGGTACTGGCCAGGGTAAGGGTAGAGGGAGTTCCCATGGTTACCGATCCGCTGCCGGTGATCGTGGTGAAATCCATCCCATTCCCACCACTTACGGACGTTACTGTACCCCCCCCTGCCGGAGCGGCCCATGTACCATCACCCCTCCAAAAAGTAGAAGAGGAGGCCCCACTACCCCCCGCCAGATTTCCTACTGGAAGGTTTCCGGTTACATCAGTACCAAGGTTTACGGTGTTTTGTGTTGCCAGGGTACCCAAACCAGTTAAAGCGTGTGTGTGGCTGGTGCTGGTTACACTGTTCGTTGAGGAGGGGGAGATGGATGATGGCGTCCCAAGGGTCACGGACCCAGATGTGGTGATTGTCGAAAAATCTAATCCACTACCGGCAGCCACTGAAGTAACCGTTCCGCTTCCACCGCCGCCACCGCCGGTTATCGTATCGCCATAAGTTACATCCCCAGTGGATGAATCAAAATATAGCTGAGAAGCTTGTTTCCCGGCAGGGAGCCCATCAAGATTGAGATTCTCGGTGTGTATGGTGTCAACCAGTATTTTTCTTATTCCATCACCAACGGCAACCGCGGTGAGGTTTTCAAGATCAAGGGTGTTGTTTTTAAACTTACTCAATGCACTGAAATTATCGTACCCCCCCGCCTTTAGATGTGGGAGATATATGTCCCTCCCAGCGTCATACACATCATTGAAATAAAACAGCCTCAGAACATCTTCACATATTATCGAGTCGAGGCCTGCGGTCCAAACATTTTCGGTTTCTGTTATAAACTGTCTCCTGGGATCATGAATATGGAATAGGGTATTATTCTCTTTGGCATATATTGCCCCCAATGCCATGGGTGAACTGCCATCATTTTTAATTGCCTCGTCAAAGCCCTCAAAAGCACAGGAATAAACGTCTATAGTTACTCCCTGGCGAACCTCCAGCCCCTGACTTCCCCCCGTTCGGTCCGTGGGGCTGTATAGATAGGAATAGGCAACGGTGTTAGTCGATGATCCCGAAAACTCAAGCGCGTCTCCACTGCTTGCTGATCCGTCGTGTTCTATAATACACCTCCAGACATCTCCCTGACCGGCTATACCCAACTGATCGTAAGCCTGGTAATCTGAGGTAAATTTACAGGAGAAAAATGACACCGATCCGTTTTTTCCAAATTGCCATGAGGCTTGTGCTTCGGATTGTATGAATTCGATGTTAAAAAAATTGACATCATTCCTAAAGTTATAGGATGTTTGTGATGATGAGGTCTGAAATTTAGTCCCTAATGTCACGAGAAACCTATCTTCCCCCACAAGGGTGCTTGTGCCGCAAGCCATGAAGGTTGATGCTGTATTTGATATAATAGGATAAGACGCCACAGCGCCAAGTGCGGGGTTCACCGAAACGCCCAAAAACGTCCTGCTTAGATCCCCCACAAGAATGGAGTCCGTGGTAAATCTGAAATAGCTTTGGGTGCCAACACCCGGGTGGGTTACATTGATTGTATCACCAATAACAGATGTCCCCACTATATAAATGGGCGTATTGTGAGAATTTACCCTGTCCAAATATGGAAATATGTCCCCCTGCATCCAAGTGCCTGCACCATATATAAAGGCGAATCTTCCCGGGTATGATGCTGTATATGACGTGATTGACTCAACCGCTTTTTTGGTTGTCAGAAATGGAGCCCCAGAAGACCCATCGCCGGTAATATCACTTCCTGATTGTGAAATATATACCCTATAAAGAGTATCAATAAGAGTTACTTCGCCCGTTTGATTTTCATAGTACAAATTTAGCCCCGCAAGCTGATCTTGATGCACCTGAAGCGTGTCGGTGTGCTTTGAAATCGAATCACTCAGATTATTTAACTCTGTTCGATGGACCGCGATCGAATCCTCCGCCCCGTCCACCCGGCTATGTATGTATGTAGAGTCGAACTCAATATGTGAGGCCAGATTACCGACCGTCACCCGCCTATGCCCCATGACAGACCCATCATAAAATGGCACGAAGTCAGAATCCTGCAACACATTTTCCTCCGTGAGGCCATCCACATCCATTCGGACCGTGCCGGAGGCCTCATCAACCCCCTCGGTGAAGGTGTATGTGGTTCCTCCGCCGCCAGATTCATCCGTTCCCAGATACCAATTGGAACCGTTCCATTTGATTATCTGACCATTAGACGTGCCTTGTATCACCTGGTTGATATTCACCTCATGTGGGTTCGTTGTCACATCCAACCGATGGTTGGTATTGGTGGTAATGTTGGCCGCATTGGAGGCAATATCCACATCATTCCCGGCAATCTTGGCCCTGTTTGAGTCAATGCTATCCTCCAGGATCCCCCTCTCATCCTCTGCGTCCTGGAATATCACCTGCTTGGTGGACCGATACGTATCCTCACCTCTTACCACTACAAACTGGTCCGAGTTGGCCGAGGAGGTGGTGACATCCAATGAGTCAAAGGGTGTGTTTTGTCCCAACGCCGTGGTAGCCGCCAAAAAAATCATGGCCAGCAGTGCAAAAATGTTCCGTTTCATGCTATTTCCTTTCAAGTTTTCTAATTCTCTTTTCCTGATCCCACATATATCGAAGCAACCGCTCACATGTCTCCTCAAGGCCCCCGATATACTTGGTGATATTCGTTCGCTCATCCTTTTTAAAGGCCGGGAGGCGGTTTAGCCTTTTGGTTTGTCGCCAGTAGGCGCCCAAGGGTGGTTGTTTATCTTTTATGGCGAAGTCGGAGGGGTACGTTCCTCCCACGGTAAGATCCCCGTCAATATTCACATCCTCCTCCACGTAGAGGCCCTTCCCGCGCATAAGGACAAAATCATTGTTGAAAGAAATGTCCGGGTAGAGTATGGGTATCTTATTGGAGGAAATCCCATCACCCGTGATACACATGTAATTGCCATAATCATCATATAGCTTTATGGTTGAGCCCCCCTTATACCCGTCTTGGACTAGCTCAAAGACAATGTCCCCTTGATCGTAAACCTTAATATCCTGCCCGGAAATTTCTACTCGGTCTCCGCCGATCGATGTGCGAAACACCGCATTCGAGAGCATGGCCTGGCCCGAGTCGAGGTCTATCCACGTCTGACCGTCCAGCGATTCTATACGGCCGGTCTTTATAAATCCCCCATTGATGGTGGTTTGGCCGTACAGCCACGCAAGGCCCCGGATGTCATCAGCCACGGAGGAGAGTATTCCCACCAGGAAGTAGTATGTCCCCAGGCCGTCGCTGATATCATATTGCGATGGTGTAACAAGCCAGGCGCCATTATCATTGGCGTCGAAGCACATCACGTATATATAGTAGGCCGTCCCCGGGACAAGGCTGCTATTCGTGTATGCGGCGGCGATATCCCATGTTCTGGGCCCCTCCTCATCGATAGAATAGTGAGTAAGCGACCCGGTGGATAAATGCAGTGCGTTGGCATTACCCCCATAGTTTGGCTCAGCAACCACGCCATTGAGATGCATCTGTGTGCTCTTGCTGCCTACAGCTAGCATGGATGTTTGAATCGAAAGGGGCCTAATGCGATCGGGATCGAAATAGTTATCCTGGTCAAAGATCATCCCCTGTAATTCTTCCAGGTCTAAATAGCGCCTCCGGATCTCTTTATACATCTTCTTGTCCGCGACGGTGATGGTCTCCCGCATCTTCTCCCTTTCGGTGGTCACCTTGGATATATAGCTTATCAGGACATGCTCACCGATGGTGATATTGTAGTCATATGGGTCGGCTATTGATTGATTTAATTCCAGTATCCGGAAGTTCAGCCCACCGGTGGCCAGCTCTGGATCTGAGATCATAACAAGATCGCCCACATCCAAGATGGTGGAATGGGATTGTAGATAATGTGAGTCTGTCTCAACATCATATTGAACGTTGACCGTGGACATCTGATCAAGGTAATCCTGAGCCTTGCTGGCCAGCGTGGCCTCGGCGCCATCGATATACGCCTGTGGCATCTTGATATCCACAAAAGTAAACTCGTCCCCGGGTGCCGGTGCAAAAGTGGAGCTTGGGAGGGTTAAATCATTCTCGTCCGTATATTCATTGAAAACAACCGTATGAGTAGTATGATTATAGGACTGTATTTCAAACTCCATCCCCGCCAGGTCCCCGGTTTTGAATACGATCTTTGCAATAAGGCCCTCCAGGAGGTAATCATTGAGATCAAAGTTTATCCCGGCATCAACTATTGAGGTTATCTCCGGAACGCTGTCCACTGACCCGTTGAAATGCGGATACACATCATCAAACATCTTCACCCCCTCACGAATCCCAAACAGCCCCACATTCGCCTCCAGGTAACCAGGCGATGCCAGCTTGAGCCTTTTGGCTCCATACGAGTACTCCAGGTTCTTCTCAGAGCCATAGGCATACAACCGGGTGATAAGGTTTTTATCCCCAACTTTTCTGCGGTTGATGTTATATAGTCCTTCGGTATATTCCAGGTTTAACCCGGTGGCATTACCCACGGAGGGAACCAGGTCAATCACGCCGGACGGGGAGATGGTATATTCAAGCTCATACTCTTCACATAGGCGCTGAAGAACATTAAGGCACGACTCTATGTTAAAAGTAAGATCTCGAAACTCGGTAGCCGCAACCGTGCCGGCGGAATAGGTGCCCGCGCCATGAACGCGGTTGAGATTGGTGATGATCAGATCCAGGAAATCGGCCGCCTTACCGGTTAATGGAAAGTCTGCCTCCCCATCAAGCAAGAAATAGGCCTCATCAAGGCCGATATACGGACCCTCGAAGCGAATGGAGTATTTATACTCTGCCCCGCTGATCTTTCGAAAATCGGGGCCCTCCTTCACCGTGTAGGTTATACCGCGCCATGTGATGAAATCACCAACAAGGATCTCAACAAATGAGTCATAAGTGAAGTCGAGGATAATGTAATCCTCACCGTTCAATTTCTTATGCAGCCTGGAGCTATCATCGATGTTTGGTGTTAATACCGTTCCGGCGCCTCTTTGAATCGTTATCGTTGCCATTAGTTTTCAAATGTTACCACCCCGCTTGCCGGGAACTCAACTATGCCGGCTGTTGGGAATATGATTGCTCCGCCACCTTCAACATCCACCCCTATGTCGGCGATCCGAAGGTTGAGACGAACCAGGGCGTTTGCCCGCTTAATATCTGCTTTCACCCTTGTTGTGTCCGCATAGTAGGTGTTGGCTGTGATTGAGTGATATTCCAGGACCTTCATGCCCGGTTGCCGGACCACCCCGTGGAGATTATTTACCGCCGTTAACATCGCCGATGAGGTTGGGTATTTGCCATATAGGGTGATGCTGCACTTACGCACCGGGCGGTAGGCGGAGTACTGGGGCGGTGTGTTGCCGTAGGTAAGCTCCCGCTTATGGTATGAGTTGTCATAGAGTAATTTCATCTCTTGTACCACCATTGAAAAATCCGACCAGAAAGAGTACCCGTCCAGGGTGGGGTTATTACCCCCCGAGGGCGACGCGGGGGTTGGCACGGGAACGGTGGTTTCCCAGAACTGTATCACCACGACGGCCTTCCCGTTCGGGCTGAATGTGGCGTTCTCCTTTATACTTTTCATCCTGGCCGAATGTGTTCCATATGAGGTGATGAGGGTAACATCCTGTCCCTCATATAGGCTCCTGAGAAGGTTTAGATCATAGAACAGGTTGGATCCATTGTAAAAGAACAGGATGGATATCTCTCGGCCATCCCAAGATAGATCTGCCGCCTCAACATATGGCTCCACCCCATTCCCGTCCTGCCAATCATGCTCCGTCTTTCCAAGCCTTTTGGGGATGTCCATAGCCCCGATAGAGGAAAGCGGAACCAGGTTATAATTCTCGAATGGTATGGTATTAATGCTATATGCCATCAGGTAAATTGCCTTTTAATGTCTGCAATGTCTGCCCGTATATAATCCAAATGTCTGTTGTGATAGGTGTTTGCCTCTATTCGTTCCAGATGGGAGGTCATTAATTGCATCCCCTCGGCCATCGCCCTGGTGTCAAGCATGATGGTGTTCATACGTCCGGCCAGGATGGTGCCCGTCTCCTCGGTCAGGCTCCTGCGGATGGCGCCCGACAGGCTGTTGGGATCCTCCCCACCGGCACCTGTCAGGTTGCTGATATCCATCCCCATATTCTCCATGAATCTGAGCATGAACTCATACTGGTTCTGCAGGGCCTCGCTCTTCGCCTGCCAGGAAGCCTCCAGATCCTCATACTCGCCTGGGTCAATATTCCCATATGAGTTTCTCGCGTCAGCCCTTTTAGCCGGGGACTCCATGGCGGCGTACAGCTCATCATAGAACTCCTGCATAATGCGGGCGACATGTGTCTGTTGGAAGGAGTTGAGAAGGGACTTTTGCATGATCTCCTCGAAGGTGGCGCCGAAATCATGGGCCCCACGCTCCATCTCTTGAAACATACCCATCACATCATCCACTAATGTGTTGATGTCAAAGCCTACCAGGTCGATCTTGATCTGTAACTCCATCTCCTCGATGGCTTTTTCATAATCATAGATCTGATCGAGGGTCGACTGGATCTGATCCCTGACCTCATCGTTCATGATAGAGCCCCACTTCCGTAGTGCGTCATAATAATCGGCCAGATCCCAGTTGGAAGTGTCTAGGGTGGGAACGATATCGCTCCCCGGCAGATCAATGGTGATGTCCACATTGTTTAGTGAGGCGACCAAGGAGTCAATGCCGTCCCGCATCCGATCTATGGATTGCTCGGCATCTTTGAAGACGGGCACCCCGTTGATCCGCTGAATATAATAGTACTGATCCTGAAGGGATTTGTTTATCCTATCCACGGCATAAGAAATGCGTTCCGCCTGCTGTGCCATCTGCTCCGCCTGGGCCGCCGCCTTCTTTCCGGCAATTTCATTAAAGAAATCTACCAATCCATCCACAATACCAATGATCCCATTGATCAGGGTGAGCGTGTCTCCGGTAGCTATATAATTGGCGATAGCGCCCGCATTGGAAACGATCTGCCCCATGGAGGCCACTGCTTGACCTGTTTCATCACTAAATTTACCGATGACCCCCGACAGCTTTCCCATGGTCTGTCCGAAGTAGTTCATGTCACGCTCCAGGCCCTCTATCTCCGACTGCTTGAACTCAAATGTCTTTCCCAAAAACCGGAACACCTTGTCAACCTCATCAAAGGATTCCTTATTGACGCTGATCTGGATGTCCTTCTCGATTTGGGAGGTCAGCTTGTCAAGATTTTTGGCCATTGACTGATATGCTTCATCCCACTCATCCTTTGCCTCATCGGCCATATCCTTATACCATTCCTGGATCTTGCGGTTGGCCTCAATGATCCCCTCTGATAACTCCAGGTTGATAATCTTCAGCTGAGCACCAAACTCCCTGTACTGGCCTTTCATATAGGCCAGGTACTCATCAAACGAATCCCCATACTGGGTGAAGACATCATATTGATCACCTGACTCCCCCTCAAGGCCAGCTGCACGAAGGCGCGCAAGCTCCTGAAAGGCTTTTTTCGCCGCGTCCAGCTGCTTCTCCAGATCTTCTACATTCAGAATCTGAAAGCCACCCTTCCCTCCGGGGCCACCACCATTAAAAAAGCCGGATGTCCCACCGAAAAGATTGTCATCAGTAAAAAATCCTTTGTATAAGTCCCGGATCTCCTGTGCTTTTGCTTCCAGGTTTCCCTGTTCAATGACCATTTGCTCCGCCAGATTGAACACCAGGTTATAATCCTTCCCACCCGTGAACGTGTCAACAAATTCACGTACACCCTTCTGTAGCTCCGCCCATTTTCTCCCCGCCTCAGCGGTGTTGCCCTCCGACATGAGCTTCTTGTAGGCCTCATCCAGCTCCTTGAATTTTCCGACCAGGACATCAAAATTGTTTACCGCCAAGCCGGCCGCTTCGTCACCCAGCCTATCAGCCAGCCCCTCCAATAGCTTGCCCTTTATTCCGGCTTGGGCATTGATAGCCTCTTTAGTAGCACTCTCCAGGGCCTCAGTCATGGCCGCGGAGGTAAGCCGATTCTCCATGGCTTTCTGAGCCTCTTCGTGGGCCGTTTTGATATCCTCCAGGGTGCTTTTCTCGGAAAGCAGGTTGGGCAGATAGTCCCCGTACTTCTCATTGATTCTCTCCAGGGCTTCCTTATGTGCATCAGTCCCTTTTGCTGTTTTTCCCAGGATCCTGAACAGCCCCTCCATCTCTATTTTCTGACGAGCCGACTCTGCGGTGAATTCCCTGAATTCCTTGGAGGCTTCGGCTGCCCTCTGTCTGAACAACAGGAAGGCCGTGGCGGCCGCCGTGATGGCCGTTACCACCAGCCCGATCGGATTGGCTTTGGCCACCACATTGAACGCTTGTAGTGCTTTACGCGTTCGCACAATAGCCCGCATGAATGAAATCTTGCTGACCGCCGCCGCCTTGGTGGTAACCTTGTAGGCAACCAGGGCCGTTGTGGCAATGGCCAGATACTTGGTGAACTCTTCAATCCTGCCAGAGGCAAACGCCTCATTCATTGTCTTGGCAAAATCAGTCCCCTTGCCGGCAAAGAAGTCACCCAGGGGTTTGAGGGCCGCCAGGAGGTTGTTCTTAAGCAGCTGGCTTTGATTCACGGAGTCCTCAATCATAATATTAAAGGCGTCGCTTGAGGCACCCACCGCCTTGGCATAAGTCTCAAGGTCCTCAGCTGCACCCCTGGCGTTCTGCCCAGTTGTGGCCATGATGGCCAGCGCACCCTCAACCCTTCCGGTGAGTTCTTTGATATCCACTCCCGCAGAGGAGGCCTTTTCGGCAACCAGGTCAAAGGCCTCTTGGAGGGTATATGATTCACTCCATCCCTGCCCCAGCTGCTCATTTACGGCGATAAGGGCTTGACGCAACTGTGTCATAGCCATGGATGTGGAGGTTCCCTGCTTGGTCAGGGTGGCCGTAGCGGAGGCGATCTGTTCGAAGCTCACCCCATATGCGGCGGCCAGAGGGGCTACCTGGGCTATATTGCTGGCCAGCTCACTAATTGTGGTCTTACCCAGCTTAACCGTATTAAAAAACGTATCAGAAACCTCACCTGCTTGTGCGGCGGATAGCTTCCACGCGTTCATCACCGTGGTGATACCGTCGGCTACGGTTGCCACATCAGAGACGCCCCCAACGGCCCCCTTGGCGGAGGTCTCCAAAAGCCTGAGCCCCTCAGCACCATCGTATCCGGCAGAGACGATCTGATAATAGGCCTTGGCCAGCTCATTAGCTGATTGAGGCACCTCGGTGGACATACGAACAATGGCGTCTGCATAACCGTCAAAATTGCCCTGCACGGCCGCGGAGATGGTCTGCACCTCCTTCATCGAGTGCTCATACTCAATGGCGAAGTCTTTCACGGCATCCGATGCCTTTGCGAAAGCTATTGCAGCGCCAGCCGCCAGACCGGCGAAAACATCTGCCTTGGTGATCTGTGAGGTCATACCGCGTATGATCCCAATGGCCTGCTGAGATCCACGCATTAATCCGGTGTTGTCTATCCCTGTGGCAAAATACAGGTCATTGCTTCCTGTGGGTATCGGCATGGCTTATACGGCTTTTGGGTCTTTGTATTTTTTGATCTTTTGCATCTTACCATCAAAATCTTCATGCTCTATCCATTCGAATTCACCGTGCTCATCGCGCAGGATCTCACTATTCTTTTGTCGGAAGCCGGCTTCAATCATCATGGAGTTGAGCATCTGATAGCTCATCCCCCACAGGGTGTAATGTGGATCAAATCCAAAGGCCTTGTTTACTATTTCAAGGAGCGAGAAGGGGTTTATCAGCCTGTCATCAGCCTTTCCTTCCCGTGGCTCTCCAGGTTCTCCTGCAGGGCTATTATCTCCGCTGCTCCCGGGCCCATCTTCGTCAGAAGAGTGGTAGAGTTTATGAAAGACAATGTCCCCATCCGAAAAAGGATGGCGTTAAGGAAATAGTGCAGGTCCTTCCATGTGCAATTCTCCCTTAAGAACTCGGGCATATACTCAGGGAACGGGCCCTTTCTGTTATAAATCCCAATGCATATGGCCTCCACAATCACGTCATGATACTTAGCCATGATGCCCGGGGCTGCCTCATCAAACGGCCTGTCTTGGTTGACCGATATCTTCTCCAGGTCTTCCTGGTCTATCTTGGTAATGAGGGGGTGTAGACGCATGACGGTGCCGGTCTTTTGTGGCTCAATGATGATCTCCGTGCGATATTCTTTTTTAACCGTCTTCTTTCGGGTGATCTTGGCGCGGATCCATGGGAGGGAGAAGCGTTTAAGCTCCTCTTCTGTTTCTGTCTTTGAAATGGGGAATTCCTTTGGAAGCATCGATCTGTCATTGATCACAAAAGGCACTACTAAGGGCACATCGGCGATGGTGTCAGCTTGTAGCCCAAGGAGGTCTTGAAGCTCGTTGAACATTTTAATTTAAAATATAAAAGAGGCCACCTTTATGGGGTGACCTCTTCTGTGGAAGTATGATAGTAAAAAACGGTGTCCCGCTATGTACTAACCACGGTGCGCTTATAGGGGGTGTTCACGACACCGGCAGCGGTACGGGCCTCCTGGACGTACACGCGCACGATCACTGTCTCGGAGGACTTCTTTCCGGGAGCATTACCAAAACGGGCCACTGTTTTACCGTTGACAATAAGATGTTCAACATACTCTCCATTAATGGTTGAGGTGGTAAATTTCCACGTCTTGTTAATCTCGGGGATGGTGGTGGGGGCGGACCATTCACCACTTGAAACAGCCCCACCCATCAGCACCAACAAATTGGCGGCAGAGGGGGCATACAAAGAGAATTCGACATAGTCCGGATCATCCTTCGTGGTGATGGTGTGATACGGCGTGTCAGAGGTTTCAGTCATCATGTTCTCGTCACTGGGTTCAGAGTTATTGAAACCCAGCGATCCCTCCACGATGGACTCGGCAAGCTCCGTGAATGAAACGGCGGGTACTCCGTCTCCTACGGTGCCATACTCAATTTTTTCAATTCCAATCGCTTTCATATTTTATTGATTTTGTGTGAGTTCATATCGCATTGTGAAACAGTCAAAGCCTTTCTTGGCCTCTTCCATAATCTGTGAGAAAGCAGGGTCAATAACACAGTAATACCCCTCCGGGCTTGATCCGTTGGCTATAAGCCCCCGCACAAGCGTCCTGATGGCTTTTAAGCGGTCACGATTCACCATCCCGTTATCCGGTTTGGGTACGTAGATATTAATAGCCACCGGGATCACATTGACAACATCAAGAGAGGTGGTCACTATGGCACGAATTACGATGTGCTCCGCCTTAAGATTCAGCGGTGCCGGGCCTTTATAGACCGGCACGCCTACGGACTCTATCATCTCGTGCAGTATCTCCTCGCTATCAAAACCGTCAGCCATCAATCGCTTTCTTTAACAGTTTAACCAACAGATCATTTGTCTTTACCTGGCTTGAGGCGATCACGTCCTTCCCGTTGATCTGCTCAACCTTCATGGCGTAATCCATCCCGGCCATTCCGATCAGGACGAACCCTTTGCTGTGTACCTGTGCCAGCTTTGTGGCCAGCCGCCTGGCATTTATCACCCCATCCGGTCCGTTTGCCACACCCTGAAAATCATCCGACACAACGTCACCATCAACAATAACCACATATCCGATCGAGGATCTGAGGTTCCCGGTGATGTCGTTGTAGGCGCCGTTCTCTCTTGCCAGCTTGACGAAATATTCGCCAGCATAAGTAAGGGCCTCGATGATCTTCTCCGTGGCGTTTCGTTGGAACTTTAGGTTCCATCGCAACAGATCGGCATCGCCGAACATTGGTGTCAGGCCAGCCATATCTCAGAGTAACTCTGTAATGGGGGCCAGTACACAATCTTCCAGGTGCGACCATCTACGGTCAGCTCATCCGCTCCCGCTATCACATCAGACTTGGTAAAGAACTTAGCGGCCACCTCGATAATGTCACCATCGGGGTGCTTTACCCTGGTGGTGCCCCCCTCCGAGGGTTCCAGGCGGCCAATAATGGTGGATTGCGATTCACTCTTCCCGGCATATTCACCATTGGTAATCACATCAGTGATCACCTTGATGGTGGCTGTATGGGGATATCGTTTTACCACCAATTTGGTTTTGCGTTTCCTGTTCCAATCATAGAAGCGTTTGCCTTTTCCGGCTCACCATTATTTCGATAAAGCTGTTCGGCCAGGGACCTCATCGCACCACGGCTGAATTTCATTGAGAATCTTCCCTCAGAGAAATCAGGGGACGCGACAATGGCCATATAGCAATCAGCAGCACACAACGCCACGGTGGTGTTCGACTCAATGGCATAAGTGGCCGCCCCATCGTTTGCGATAGAGCGGTCCACCAACACCTTAGAGATATAGTTATCGGGAATATCGGAGAGACCCGGATAAGATAATATTGCTTCTTTGATCGTCATGCTTTACGCATCAGTTAATTATGACCAGGAGGTGGCGTTTGTTTTCAGGATGTAGATCGAATCCACATCATTGAAAGTGGGGAACGCATTGGCCTGACCCTTGGTGAATTCAGCCACCGGATCCAGAGAGCTCCACTTGGAGATCAGCACATGATCACGCTTATTCATGACCGCTATCTTCTTGGCGGCAGCCAGGTTCTCCTCGGCAATGGGCCCATGCTTCACCTGCCCCACGCGCTGGTCGGTCACAAAGGTGACATAGCCCGTTTTCCAGGGGGCCACGGAGGTCATGGCGTGAGCCAGGGACTCAAACCTCACGGCTGAGTTCACAATCTGGATGGGCGGCAAGAGGTGACCCTCAAGCAGCATATTCACGGAAGCAAGATCCAGGTATTGCTTGGTCTTGGAGGTTACTCCCCGCCATCCGGCGAATGTTTCCTTGGCCTCGTCTGTGGCCGCCAGATAGTTGAAGGTGGCCAGGTCCATGATGATCTTGGTGATAACGTGTCCATTTTCCCTTGCATCTTCAACCTTCTCCTTGATATCGGCAATCGGCGTAGCCGAGGCGGCAGTGGACCAGATGGTGTCTACTGCGGTCTTGTTCGCCGAGGGAATCCCAAAGTCCACGGTGGTCTCTGTCACGATGCCGTTATTATTGGCGGCGGTCAGGGCCAGGGATCCATAGGATAATGCCTGCATACATAGGTGCTCTGTACGCGCCATCACGCCGGTGTAGCAGAAGTCGACATCATCAAAGACCAGTTTCAAAAGATCCGCCTTACTACCACCGCCGGCCATGGCCTTCATGGTGTTATAGTCATTCAGATCCTTCTCATCCATTTGCCTCTTCAGGGTGATCTTGGGGATATCACCGCTGATCTTTGTTACGGACCTGCGGGTTTTCAGGGGGGCGCTGGCATTGTACTCGACAACGTCAGCCATCACCGGGGCGCCGCCCGAGCCGGATAGTGATTCCCATGTGAGTTGGGTCGTGTACTTCAGCCCGAAAAACAGCTGCCAGTACAGGGTTCTCAGAAGAGCTTCACGCTTCTTATTGATGTAAGCCTCAAGGTTCTTCTTGTTCAGTTCTTTCAAAAGTGTACGTTCCATTTTGTCTCTTTTTTAAGGGTTACACAAATCTGATTAAGGACAAAGCGGAAAGTGCCTTGATATTTGCATCCACAGAGTAGGGGAGCAGTGATTCCCTAACCCTTCCACGGACCATGATTCCACAGCCCAGGTTGTCATTGGCCAGATCAACGGAGTTCCTTGAAATACCCACGGGGGTGTATTTAAACGCCGCACTTCCGGCAGCCGCTTGCGCCGTTGCCTGTACAAGGCACTCGCCATCAAGCATGGCATGACCCAGGGTGGTACCCACAGTGATGGTGTCATAATCATCCTCCGTGGTAGTGATTTCGGTAATGGCATAAGCCGCACCGACAAGGCCAGAATCGGTGATAAAATCACCCACCTTGAACTCATGGCCCTTCAGGACCTTGTAGCCAGTCTCATCATCGGCCTCATCCTCATAGAGCTCGGCCGTTTTGAAGATGTGGTAGATTCCACTGGAATCGACCCCAAGAAGAGCACCCTCTCCAACGGAGGTGGTGGCTGCCTTGAAGTCATCCGGATCTACGACACCCCCACCGGGAATATCCTCCAGCACGAGTTCAACGGCCAGGGATCTTTCGGTATCAGAAGTTTCTTTTACGTACATGACGAATTTTTTTGTTAATGATTAGGATTCTTTTGGCGTCTCAGGAAACTCACTGCTTAGGAAATCATTCATGTCCGAGTCGGCGACCTCGCCGCCTTTTTCCCCTTGGCCGCCATCCACAGAATCATTGATATGCTCCTGCTTCAAATCCAGGTACTCCGTTTCAAGCTCCTTCACCTGGTCCTCCAGGGATGTTTCCTCATCGCTGAGGTCAACCCTTTTGAGCCATTTCTCTTTGAGCTTGTCCGGAATCTTGGAAGCCTTTAACAGCTCCTTGGCCTCGGCCCTCTTACTTGAAATCTCCCGATCCTTTTCTTGTTTCTCCAATCGCTCTTTGAGCTCCTTCTGCTCCCTCATGAATTCCTTCATGTAGGCAGGGATCTTTTCTTTGCCGTCCCCCGTTTCTGTGTCTGGGTCCGGATCTGGATCCTTTGGCTTTTCGGTGGTTTTGCCGTCCTTCAGTTTGTGCTTCTTCTCGTAGTTCTTGACTGCGGTTTCGGAAGCTTCTAAAACCCGGCGATCTGTTTCTGATTGGAGGAGAGTGTCAAAAGTGACCCCGCTGATTGCGGTCTCGATCTGATCCTCTGAGGTGACAGTTTTAGCCATCTTGGTGGCCTGCCTGTCAAGGATTGAGTCCTGAACCCCATTGAATTTGGTTTTCAGGGCCTCTAACAATTTTTGTTTCATTGGCGCTTTCTCTTTAAAATATAAGAGCGCCTCAGATTTTTTTAGAGGTGGTATTTGTTGCCCCGCTTCTTGGCCTTCGTCCTGGTTTCCTTACGGGATAAGAAAAATGAGAGGGCCAGAGCACTCAATGGGATCCCGATCGCCAGTGCGGCCTCGGCCCATCTGGGTAAATCTTGCATCTTTTACTTTAAAATATATCTCGGTTTAGTATTCCAATTTGATCCTTTCCAAAACGGATACCACAGGAATAGTCATCATGCCTGTGCCGGACCTTTCCGATTTTTTAAAGTTCACGCATGAGATATGGGGGATTATGGTGATGTTGTCTTTTGTCTCTTTCTCAATCCACCCAACAGAAAGGCAAATCATATTCTTAGGGGGTTTGATCATTTTGATTCCCGTCCATACATTCATGGTATCCTGATAGGAGTCCACCCATTTTATCAAGTACAAGCGTTTTTTCATTTTACATTAGCTTTCAGCACACCTTTAGGAATAATCTTAAGTGCCTTTCGTGGAATATACTTCCCATCCTTAAGTGTGAAGTTGTCTTTGACCCAATAGGGTGTGGTGGATAGTCTTTTAATTTGGACCGTGTTGTTCTGGATATACTGACGGGCCTGTCCTGGGATAGATCGTATATGACCCTTGACGGGTTTGTCCGACACTAATTGTTCCACGAAGGCGTCCGGCTCGGCAAGGATGGGTACTGTGTGGCAATAGCAGTTTGGATGCCAACCTCCGAAAACGAAAGTTTTCGGGTACTTCCCGACCATGGAGTCGCAATTGTGTACAACAAAACCATTTACTATATAGCTGTTGTCATTTTCAACTTCAAGATTATATTTGGTAATGGGAGTAGATTGTTTCTGCGTATAGTGACGAACGTGGGATATCTCAACGTCCATGAATTCATACTCACCATTATGGTTCATTAATACTCTATCTATCTCTTCGCTACACGATTTCAGATCTTCTCTAATACGCTTTCCCGGAAATCTCAGGACCCGATATCCCATATCTTCAATCTCTTTCTGCCTCGCTAAATCGGCCTCTTTGTCCTGGTGCCAATACTCCCCATCACATTCAATCACGATATCATATCCGGGTAATACAAAGTCAGGCTTAAATATCCGTGGGCGGCCAAACTTATTCAACGCTTTACGCTCCAGAACAACTCCCTTTTCAAAATCAATACCCTTTTCCCCAAGCAACCACTCAATCTTTTTCTCAATAAATGTGGAATTGTGGTATTTGCCGAGAGCTTGGTTTGCCCTTTTATGCACTTCTGGATCCTGAAAGTGGAACTCTCCTTTAGCAACTTTTTTAGCAATATTCTTCTTAAGCGTGGCGACTCTTTTTTTGATAGTATATGGGTTTAAAAGATTATCTATATTCTTTCCTGATGCTACATACTCTTTTAGCCAGGGAATCCTGCCATTATTCTCGGCAATAACCTTCTGTCTTTTTTTTGAAACACCTTTCCTGTGATCTTCATTTTTCCATTGGTTTGTGGCTGTATTAAGGCTTGCACATGATTTTGAGCAATATTCTCTATGGTGGGGAATAAGGGTGCCGCAACTTTTACATTTATTAGCCAGAACTTTAACTTTATCCCCCTCTTTTATTTCAGATATCCTCTTCCACTCACCATTCACCAGAAATGGATGATTATATGTTGCGCTAATTAAATGCTCCTTTCCTCTATTATCATACATCCATTTATATGATATTTCAGTCTTTTTCACCTCATATATGGTCGATCTATATAGCTTAGTAACTCTTTGATATTTACCCTTATGTGTAAGGACAAGGTCGCCCACCTTTACGCTCACGATATTCTTCGGACCTTCTGATGTCATCACTTTTACGTTCCATGCTGTAAAACAGATATCAAACTCCGGGTGGGATCCGGACAGCCTGACTTCATACCCAATCACGAAGTCCATCTTCTTCCATCGCTCCTGATCGGCAAAGCGATAGGCCATGTTTGTTTCCGTGCGGACCATTCGAAGTGCGTTCTTATAGCTAGAGCGGTATTTGCCTCGTCCCGGGTGGTAGTTCTTCATCGGCCGGGAGGGCTTGAGCTTGCCCGTCTCCGGATCCCGCACCCTCCGGAATAGCTTGTCCGGGTCCTTCATCATACCACGCACATCGCGGGAGATCTGTGATGCACCCTGACCGGCCCCGATACCGCTCTGGAGATAGTACTCAATGTTCTCCTTCGCTTGATCGCATACCTTCCAGATCCTGGCTGATGGATCCAGGTTCCCTACCCGTCGTTTCTGGAACGCCTCCAATGCTTTTGCATTGCGATCAAAGAGCCCTTCACGGGCTACCTCGGAGATGTTCATACCATGGACATAGTCGGCTACCAACAGGTCCGTCTTCCTGGAAGAAAGCTCCCATGCGGTGGTTGACTGTGCTTTGAGATACCTGGAGAGCTTTAGATGAAGATCCTGCAATTGATCATCCAATACCTTCTCAATGGACTTATTACGATACCACACACCGCCTGTCTTTGGCGGTTTGTAACGGGCAAGGGTGGGGGAGGAGGCATTGATAAACTCATTGAATATTTGTGCGACACCGGCCTCCTGGTCGCGGATCATCTGCATGAGCTTTCGTTCCCATTCGCGAGGATCCCATTTACTTTTTGGCATTCGATTTGCCCTTTACTTCTTTGCTGGCAGCCTTTGGGGTAACTTTCTGCACTATATTCAGCACTGAAGAGGGATTAACACCCCATTCACCCCATGGAGCCGGTTTTAGTGGAGCGGCTTCACAAATCACGTTGATTAGGCTCATAAGCTTAGTATCATCGTTCAGGGTCAGGTCAACACCATACTTCATGCTGGATCCGCTCACATAGCTTGTGGAAAAGATGTTGAAATCCTTCAAAATGGAATCCCTGAATAACCACTCCAGCTGCTTGACAGGATTTTTATCTGCCCAGGTCTTCTGTGATAGTTTGTACATCAGTTTGTAGTCCTGATCAACCCAGGCCTGTAAGAATTCGGTTAAAATTTTCTTTGCTTCCATAATTATATTTGAAATGATTCGTTTGGTACTACCTGTTCCGCCTTGAGCCTCTCGATCTCCTCCTTCGGGTCCTTGGTGAATGGGCTCAGGCCGGCGGCGGTTTCCTGGCTCAGAATAGGTTTACCACCTGTGGCTGCCACAAGGGAGTCAATGGTGTCGAGCATATCATCTGGCAGCTGGTCGGTGAATTCAACATCGATCTCATCGGCATTAAGTTTACCATCCAGCTTTACAGTGGTGTATCCGGATATCCCGGCAACTACAACGGAGATGGCCCTTTTGAGCGCATCGTAGAAAATCTCACCCTTCTCCTCCCTCTTCATGATGGCGTCCATGAACATGAACTCAAGGGCTTTCCCGGAGGTCACGTTCACCCCTTTGACATTGTTGAAGGAAAGGTCCGGGGTGCTGGTCATGGAGAATATTCCCTCCTTGACTTCATCCATCTCCAGCTTGATACTCTCGGGGGTGTGGTCCCAGGTGGCATACTCAGCATCACCATGGGATATCTTACCATCCAGGTCAGCTTTCATCTCAAACTCAATCACCTTACCAACTTCTTCCTTCCCCGGGGCCTTGCGTACATTGCCAAATATTTTTAGTAGGGGTTCGGCAAAGTAGTCGTTTGTATCCGCCAGGCGGGATATACGCATCTCATAATCATCGATCAGTGAGGCCACGGCCTCCCACTCGGGGAGATCCTGCTCCACATATACCACGGGGATCTTACCGAAAAGATTCTTTTCCGATTTCTCGTGATTCCACCCCGAGTCGTTGACTATGGTGATGATCTGATCTTTGGTGTAGATCTGTGCCTTCTCCGTGTTCTTACCCTCGATATCCACCACCTGAAACTTGCGGATGAAGGCGTCCATATCCCCGTAATCATCGAAGTGGGGGTAGAACTCGCCAGACTCATTGTCCAGGACGGCAACCCTCAACTTAAGATACTTGGTTTTCTTTGTGCTGGAAGTCTCATCCCTGATGGGCTGGGGATAGAATAGGAGGGCGGCCTTTGTCTCGGTCATACATATACGGGCCAGGCGCTTTAGGTTTGTTTGCATCTTCAGGTCCTTATCCCATACCCGGGCGAACTCATTCAATGCGTCATCATTCTCCTCGGCCGAAACGGTCATTTTGCCCCCGAACAGGAAGTGGGTGGCTGTTCTTACAATCTTCTGTGGGTATGGGTAGACGAGCTTGGAGGGGTAAATTGTTTTGGTTTGCCCGGTCTCCTTCCCATTATCATCTACCAGCTTGATAGTCTTGATTTCCCTTGTGCCCACGGAATGAAGTCGGCGGGTACGCTCACCCTCATACTCGTTTTTGTATTCCTCTGGCACCCTGTTCTCGGCGGTATCAACACATAGCACCTCAATCAGCTTCTGCGGGTCTTCAGAGTGTGCTGTAAAAATTTCGTGGATGGAGGGCATTCTACATTTCTTTTAAAATATAAACAGACTATCTGAAGCCCATGGACGCTTTGTTGAGGCCCGTGGACGTTGATCCGGGCTCCAGGTATTCAGCATATTCACGCATCATGAAAGCGTCCATAAAGTCGGGCGAATGTCCGATTATCTCCTTCATCTTGTCTTTGGGGATGATGCACAACTTGCCATCCTCATCGACCTTATCCCGCTTGATGGCACGGCGTTCTTCCATGAGGTGTTGCTCGATGGTTTTAGTGCCGACCATCTTCTTGGCCACAGCCGGGGTGACATAGTATCCCATGTGTTTTATTCTGTCGGCCATCTTGTAATACATCTGTGTTTTGAGGTTCTTATAGTTTTCCCTCATCACGGCTTTGCGGCCATTATTGAACGGCTTGGCATTGCGGATAAAGCCATCGATAAATGAGCCGGCGCCATCATCATCATAGATGATACAGCCATTGGGGACGCTGTAGGAGGAAGCCATCCGCTTGAGCAAGTCAATTACATCATCCCCCCTAGCTATGGGTAAGACCTCACAATCGATCAGGCGGAAGCCATCCCACACATAGACTACCAACAGATCGGATCCCTTCATGGCGATATCTGCAGTGATCCATCTCTGGCCACCCGGGACGGTGTCGTTTTTGAAAGTCTCCTTTAGCTTGTGTATATTGATCAGATCGGTGCCATCGACCCTTACCTTCCAGTTCCCGTGGAGGAGTTGTTGCTGTGTGGCCTCATCCTGTGCCAATAGGTTGCCCAGGTAGCCAGGATCCGCACGTAGGAGCTCCCGGTTGCCATAGATCGTTCCCGGGACGAACGTGACGCCCTTCACCAGGTCATCCGGTTTTATGGTCGGGTCAGCCTCCTGGAGGACCTTAACAATATGGGAAGCCTGATCCAGCACCTCCCTCTTGGTGTTTCCCCAAATGTACTCATTGGCCTCCTTGATGTAATATCGTATCTTCCCAGCCCTCTCCGGGATGGGGAAGCCATAACCGGGGGAGTTGTGGTCCTGGTCGATCCACCACTCAATAAAGTTGGCCACCCAGCTGTCTGGATCCGGGTTGCATGTGGCTCTCACATACGGGTTGACCCCACAGGTGGACCGGTTACGAGAAAGGAGGTAGAAGAAGGAGTATTCCGTGAAATGCGTGAGCTCATCAAAGCCGATGAACGGTATCTGTGACCCCTGCCAATCCAGCACGTTCTTTTCATACTCCAAGTGTGAGAACTTGATCTTTGATCCGGAGGGGAAGCGCCACTCATAGGATGACTCCATGGGTTGCCCCCCCGGAACCGGGTAGATCTTCATTGAGGTATCCCACAGGGCGCCCGGGGCCTTTATCTGTGGATATGTTTTTCGGAAGATGGCCCCCCCGAAGTCGGGGTTGCCGGTATGGCGGAGGGACTCCATCAGGAGGGCAAACGACTTGCCGGCTCCCGCCGCGCCCCCACCGATGGCGAGGTCGGCAGGGCTGGATAGAAAGTCAGACTGAAAACCTTCCTGGGCAGATATGGCCTTAATCTCGGCCATTGGCTGGGAGGACTATGATCTTATCCTGGTCGATCTTATCTCCTTTGGTGGTATGGTCGAGCTTCTTGGGTGCCTCATATCCCAAGAGCTTGGCAATTCGCTCGGTGGACCAGGACTTTCCGTGTAGTTTTAATTCGATGCCGTATTTGTTATATTTGATCCCCTCAATGGCTCGTATTTGTTGATCGGTTAGCTTATCGAAATCTTTATATTGGAGCATCCCGTTCTTCAACTCCACATAATCCGTGATCTTCGAGGTGGTGATGGCTTCCAGTTCATATAGAAGCCTTTCCTTCTTGACCGTAGAGACCTCTTTCAGCTCCTCCTTCAACTCTTGTATTCTTGAGGCTATCTTGATGTGATCCAGCTGTGCTTTGGCAAGTCGGTTCACCGATTCCGGCTTCATCTTCTCACAGTTGTATGACTTTCGGTATGCTTCGGATGCATTTCCGGTCTCCATATAGACATGACAAAACTTCTCCTGCTTGGGTGTTAGGTTCCCCCCGGGGGCGCTCGCCGTCCTTTTCCGAGGTCGTTTTTTTCTCGGTGCCGGGACATTCTTGTTTACCGCTTTCTTTGCCATCTACCTTAAAATATATCTGATAAAATATTCTATTCATTTATGGGGCATTGCCCTTCAGTATTGGCTTGCAGCGGTTCGTCTCCCATTTTTTTTCGCTATTTTTCGCCTGGTGAGTTTGGTTTTCCTTAACCCCAAGCTCTCGGCCTTTCGTGTTACGGCCTTGTAATTACGCCCCAGGTATTGGGCAATCCGGAAAGTTTCGATATGTGGATACTCGGCATTGAGGTATGCCAATTCCCTTGGCGTCCACCGCTTCCTCCCGCTGTTGGGGTTTCGGATCTTGCCGGCCATGAGGGCTTTCACGCGGTTGTACGTTGCACAAACGGAGGAATAAGATTCTTCCCCGGGCCATGATCGAAGCGCGTTGTCGCTAAAGAATTTCCATGAAAATATGTCCTTGTCCCTTTGTGGGATATCGATTTCCTCCAGTATTTCCCGTGCGGTATGGCATTTGTCAAGGATATCGGCCTGTCTGTCCGGGTCATCTTCGAGGGCGTCCTCCCTCTCAATGGATATGGGGTCTATGTTTGCATCCGTGGGAACGGTCCTGGTTTGGTGTCTATAGGGGGAGGTGGGGGAGTGGGCATTGAGCTTGATCATTCGAAGGATGAAAAAGTCGAGCTCGGTGTAGGGGCCTTTCTTTTTTTGAAGTAGGGAGTTGATTTGCTCGGGGTCCTTTTTCAGAAGGGACTCCAGAACGGTGTTGAGTATGTCACCCGCTTGGTCAGCGATTCCCGCCAGGTGTGCCTGGTACTTGGCATAGTCCATCCAGCGTGTATAGCTGTTGGAAATATGTTTATCGAGGTCTTTGGAAATCACAAGGGCGGTTTTTATCTTTGTAGTGGTCGTTCAAAGAGCCTGCCCTTGTGGTGGGCTTTTTTATTTCCTGACCTTTATGATGATTAAAAAAGTACCGTCCGGCTTTTCCTGAAAGTTCACATATTCGTTCCATTCCGAGTCGGCGGGTGTCACGGGCCTGAGCCTATTACATATTTCCGTGGATTCAAATGTCCAGCCCAATTTATTCATCTCCCGGAACATGTCGATGATCTGATCTACTGGCGGCTTCCGGTTAGGAGCCGTCTCACATATCTCGTAATGATTAATTATAGCCTCCATCGCTTTTTTCAATGTGGGGCTCATGCGACTGATTTCCCTGGCAAGTATGTCAACATTTTCCTGTAAACCTTTCATTTCAACCTCCTTTTGTTCTGTATATGGATCACTTCCCCTCCCCTCTATTTGACTGCTTATAGGGCCCTGATCCTATGGATTGGTGCTTGGGTTTGGATTCCTCCTCCTTTGGCGCCGGTGGCGTTTCATCCTTCGGAATTTCATCCCACTCCTTTCCGTTAAACATGAATTTTTTTCCTGTGCTGGCGAGGTCGTGATATACGTCCCCCTTTTTTGGATTGATTGTTTTCATTTCTCTACCGATTTATTGATGGATGTATGCGATTTTATGGATTGTGTCGGTGCTTAAAAAAAGGTATGGGTAGCTGATCTCGTATGGATACCGGTCAACATGATCCGCATACTCAAGGATTAGAGTTCCCCGGGCCACCTGCCAGGAAAGGTCAAGGTAGGCGCTCCCGATCTTGTGGGATCCCGTACCCCCTGTATTGAGTTGGAGGTATGTGTTGAAATCTGTCCTTTTGCCCAGGACATTGAACCTGTACCATCTCCCCTCAAGTTCTGTGGGCATGAAGTCACCCTCGCATGATGTGACCAGGAGCAACGTGAGGGCGAGTATGTAAGTTTGAATTTTCATTTGCCCTTTAGTTTAGATAGTATGGCCATAACT